ATTCGTAAAGGTTATTAACAAGCGATCTATTTTTTGACATTATAAAAAATCTATCATTATTTATAGTCATATCCATTGGATTAATGCCTGTATAAAGCCCATCCCAAGCAGGCGGAGATTCAGAACTAAGATTTCCTACGCTATCAAAAGAAAGAACTACCATACCACCATGAGCTATATCAGTGATAGACACGCCATTACTATCGTAAGCTTTAACTCTATAAGGATTAGCAGTTATATAAATTTTATTCTTAAAATAACTCATAGTAGCAAATTTAGTTAAATCTTTATCCCAAAATTTTAGCCAGTCTCTGACTTCACGACTTAAAGGCACATTTGCCCATTTAGCTTGAGAATTTCTTGCCATTGATAAGGATCTAATTTGACCATCAGTTCCCATAAAAAATAAATCTGAATTAACATTAGTAAGTGCTCTTGGACCAGCAATACCTGTATTATAATTTAAAAGTGTTCCAAATTGATTAAGTTCCCAATCAAGGCGAGATAATTGTGTAGCATAAGAATAAATAGCACGAGAAGTTCCTATTAGTAACGGTCCAATACCAGTAGAAGTATCTGCTACTTGTAAAAAAGCCATAGCAGTAATTACTTCATTATTATATTCAGTAGGAAGTTGAAATACTTGTCCAAAAAAAGAACTTGCTGGAGTAAGTATTTCAGTAAAAGAAAGTGGAGCATCAGGAAAGCCTGTGCCTGTTGGGTCTCCTGCTGTAAATTCATTTCCAGCATTTCCTATAAAAAGTCTGTTTTCATTATAAGTTCCAAGTACTGCTATAGGTATTTCATCTAAAAATGGATCTGCTCGTCTGGCAGTAAATCCTTCTACAATTACTGAAAAATTAGGATAATCATAAATAATTACTTGTTTTCCTGATGGTGACGAATTAACTCTATAAAGAGATTCATCTATAAAAGAACCATCATCTATAGGAATAACGCTAACTTGATATGTTTGTTGATGGATTAAATATATTATACCTGATACTACAATAAGTAAATAATAAGTATTTCCTATTACATAAGGAATAATTGCTTGAAAACGTCCTGATTTAAAAATAGTTTCAAAATCTCTTATATCAATACCATTTGGTTGAGTTACTCCTAAATCTGTTAATAAAGAAAAATCTAATTTACGTTTTGCAAAACCAGGTCTAGGTCCAAGTGAGCCATTATGTGCAGTTACATTTACACCAGCAAAATAACCTCCTGGTCTTACTTCTTCCGCATCTTTTGAAGCGTCTTGACCTAGTAAAAAAGTAGTTTCACCATCTTGTATAATTTCATTAGGCATTTAATTTCCAAGAAAATATTTACCAAAAGCAGAAACACTAAGTTTTATTCCAACCCCATTAGCAAATGGAAAAGTAAGTGCATCAGGTGGTCTAAAACTATATACTGGACCGACTGCTCCTATGTAATCAAAGCGAACAAAAGCAGTTATTGTTATTGTTTCCAATGGAGGTATAGATGTTATTGCTGATTCATAAAGACTATAAGCATCTGGTTCTGGACTAAATAATCCTCCAGCAGTAAGTTTAAATTTTGATTCCCGTTTACTATGCCCATTTCCTATTTCAATATTACTACTAGCATCAGATCTAATAATTCCTACTCTACTTCCTACGCCACAAAAAGCAGCATTTGCACCACTAACATTAGCATTTAATTCAGCAAAAGATAAAATCATTATATTTAAAATTGAATTTTGATTAGGATTATTTATAATTAAATCTTGTGAATATACTAATGTAGGACTAAATGAACTTAAAATAGGAGCACTTAAACCCCCTCCTATAACTATTAAAACTGCATTACTTAATAGTGCTGAACTAATTATTATTATAGGATATTGTAGTTCTCCTAAAGAGTTTTTTGCCAAAATAGAAGTTCCTGGAGTAAAGCCTTCTCCTAAGTTACAAATTGTAATCAAGTTATCACTTAAAATAGATTGTATTTGATATATTGCTGAAGATATTCTTATAAATGCTCCTGAAGTTAATTTTGTAGTATTAGTTACACTTATTATTATACAAATATTTATAGCAGGTGCTATAAAGTCACTGACTAAAAAAGAAGCTCCCGAAGAAAGTAAATTCTTAGGAGAAGCTACTAGTACAAAAGAAGTATAACTAGTAATTTGAGTTCCTATATTTACATCAGTAAGACATGAATTTAATATAGTTATTTTTCTCAATAACTCATCATATGCAATTATTTCAAAATAACCATAATTACTATTCCACAAAAAACTTTTAATAGGAATAAAAGTATTTTCAGAAATAGTTAATGTAATACTGACTCCACAAGCAGGAATATTCCAAGAATTAATAATTACTATTGATGTTTTTAGATTATTTAAATATTGTTTAGAGCAATTAGGATCACAACTTAATTGAGCTTGACTACAACATGCTGTTACTTCTTCACATGTTTCTGTGTTTACTTCAATAGAAGAATCATTTGAACCACAACATTTATTTGCCATATCATTATATTATTCCTAATCCTACTACACTTATATTTAAACCTGGTGAACCAATAACATATGATCCTCCGACAGCTCCTGTGTATTGAACTGTCACTAATCCATTTATAGTAAAAGTAGTAGATGCAGGAATTGTAAGTACACCTTGCCAAATAAGCATATGGCTAGCAGGTCTAGCTAAATTGCTATCTACAAAAAAACTTTTAGTATCATTTCCTACTACAACATTAGGTGCACCATTAATGGATTCTTCTAATGCAAAGCCAGCAGATACTCTATTAGTATTAGCTCCAAGAACATTACCAGTACAACTTGCTATAATTGCATACATTGCTTGCATATTTCTATTAACACTAGGATTAATAAGAGCTATACCAATAGTATTAGTCAAAGTAGTAGTAACAGTATTAATAGTACCAGTCACAGAAACTGCTTTATTTTGTGCACTAGCACTTAAATTAATAACAATTAAACTATATTGAAGTTGACCATTTAGTCCAACAGCATATACAGTAGTCCCTCCTATAATTCCACTACCAGTATTACAAATTTCTATAGTCGTAGTATCAACAATACTATTTATTAGATATACACCAGTACTTAAAGTAATTATTGCTCCAACAAATAAACTAATTGTTGTAGTAACTTTAATTGCTGTACAAAATCCTACATTTGGAGCTGTAAAATCTGATGCTAAAAATGGAAATAAATCTTCTAATTGATCACAAGGAATATCAGTAATAATAAAAATAGTACAAGTCGGAACTTCTGTACCAGGAGCAGCATTAGATACATTACAATTATTCTTAATAGTTAATTCGCCATTTAATGAATTGTAAGCTACAATTTCATAAAATCCAAAGGAATTATTCCATATATAAGAACCAAGATGTACTGCTAATAAATTAGGAACAATTAAAATAGCATAGTCATTACAAGATGGTATTATCCAAGAATTACTTACTTGTATACCAGTAGAGTAAATATTAGTAATTATTTCTAAACAATGATTTTCAGGGCAAGGTGGTGGAGATTCACAAGATTCTGTAATTATAGTAGGATTATCACAAGAAGTAGTATTAATTTCACTAGAAGTACAATTTTTTAATCCAAGTGATGTTCCAGGAGAAACAGGTTTACACGTCATATTCTAATAATGTATAAGTAAAACTATTTCCCCACAAAAGGGCAGATTGTCGTAAATACGTTATAAATGTATCAAAATCTTTTTTATATTGAAATACTTGGCAACCTGCACTAAAACGATTTACGTATTTAGTCCAAAGGCTTGCCTTATGTATATGTATACCAAAGATTCCTTCTTCTATAGTAACAGAATCTTTATTAAATTGGCTATCCCTATTATTATCTCTATATACTTTAACTGATAGTACTTGTTTTAAAGCTGGATATCCTTTATAAGCCCCCAAACTATAAGCATGAAAATATTGTCCAGGAACTAAAATTGCTGTACCTTTATCATTTAAAGGATTTTTAAGCCAAGGAATACCAGGAAGTGTAGTAGCTTTCCAATATTTATAATACCAATTATTAGACCATTTGTAATAAATAGCTATATAATCATCAAAATAATTCGGACGTGAAGCCTTGTTTCTCCAGCCAATAATGTTTAAATTATAAAGTTTGGTCTCATCTTTAAAGATTTTATACCCCTTTTCTGTAGTTTCTTTAAAAAAATCAGATAAAGTAGGTACAAAGGTCATTCGAGTTTAGCTTTTTCTATACTATCTACATATATAGATACCAGTCTGTATTGAGTGGGCATAAATTTAACAGATTCACTTAAAAATACTTCTTTAACTAAGTCAAATTCAGCTTCTTCTAATTCTAAATGTAAATCATGAGATTTTAATGCATCTAATTTTTTTTGAATACGAGAAAGCACTTTACCTTTTGAAAGAGTTAACCCTTGTGGGTAAAGTGCTCCAAGCCCTTGATTAAAGATAACTTCAAAAGGCATAGCGAATCCATGCTTTTTTATTTCAGTACTTTCATTATCAGAAAGATTAATTGTTTCTGTGTTAAAGCTAATATTTAAATTCTTCATATGTTAATTCTCCTGTAAAAATATGATAAATACTATTTATCATATTGATTGAGAATTAAGCAAGAGGTACTTCAAATGCTACGTAAGTATTTGCTGAAACATATAAGAATATACCTAATGTATTAGTAGCAAGAGATATTGCTGCTCCACCTGCTCCCCCGTTAATAGTAGCTACTCCACTATGTGGATATACAAGTAAAGCATTAGCACCCCTGTTTGTTACGTGAAATACAGTACCCAAATTAGCCCCCCATAATTGAACTCCCTCTCCAGCGCCTACAGTAGTTACATTTGTAATTTGCTTGGTTAAATCAGTAGCGTCAGTAATTATAGTGCCAGCAGCAGCAACACCATCTGCAACTGGTACAGCTACTGAAGTATTAGCTCTAGTCATCTGGAAGTCACTACCGTTAGTAGGATCTTGAAGAAATACACCATTACCAGTTACCGACCATCTTAAAAGTGAATCAGTAAAAAGAAATATACTAGCACCACTATCATGAGTTCTGATATACAAACTACCGCTAGCAACATCACCACCATCAAGAACAACCGCACCGCCATTACCCCCGCCAGCCTCATTACCATATACTTGAAGAAACGCACCGCGAGATACACCCAAGTCCCCGCCACCAGATATAGCTATAGATGCAGTATCAGCAGCATCTACTGTATTTGTACTAATTAGGTTAACTGCTTGTGTTCCTTGTAAAATTCCAGCGCTACCTTCAATTTGCCAACGATTTATTGAATTAGTTGCAAATATGATATTAGGTGTAGCATGATTAGTTCTAAGAATAAGACTAGCGCCAGCTACATCACCACCTTCTAATATAACAATGCCTGTTCCAGCATTTTCATTTCCAAATAACTGAAGTTGCGCCCCCCTAGATACTCCAATACCACCTCCTGCATTAAAAAGAATTGCACCAGTATCAGCACCATTAACAGTATTTAAAAATATATTAAAATCAGGAGCACTTGCTATAATATCTCCGCAAAGATAGATATTATCGACTCTTTTAGTAGGTGAGCCAATATTATATTGACAATCTAAAAGTGGCAATAAATTTGCATAAAAAACTGATGAATCAAAACAAACTGGTTTATTTGTGCATACCATATAAATTACCTCAAAGGTTAATAACTACTCTATTTTAAACTAAAATAACTAAAAGTAACAAGTATAAAAATAAATACTTAATAATTATATTTATCTAATTTTTACCATACTTATAAACTAAATATCTCCAATTACAAAAGTGTCGTTGTTATAATAACTGTTAAATCATCATCATTAGTATACGTTGGTGTTCCTATACTTTTTATAGCTCCCCATAAAGTTGTACCTGCCACTTTATAAGGTATATTTAAATTAGTAGCATAGCTTAATCCATTATTAGCAAAAGCTGAATGTGTATTAACAAGTGCTGGAGGCAGCATATTTATAATATCTAAAAGATCTGGATCAAAAGGAGCATTATCTGTAAAAGTTGTATTAGTTGGATCAACTGTAAAAAAATTAATTTCTAAATCTGCTGCTTCATTATCTCTATCTATAATATTTACAGAAGTTATAATCCCATTTGGAATAACATCAGTAAATACTAGTTTACCTCCAATTAAATCACCAGCAGCATATATAGCTGTATCAATTGTAGGAGTTACAGATGATACTTTTAGTTGACTCGCAAGTTCAGTACCATCTAATTCAATTAATTTACAAAGAGCTTGCAGAACTGCTCCTCTATAAGAGTCAGTAGTTAATGCTAATTGAACTGGTCTACAACAAAAATCACATGATGAACGTGGCATATAAATCTCCTACTTAAAATTATAGTTGTGCATCTCTCCAAGCACCACCAGTAAAAATTTGAATTCTAAAATTTGAAGTGTCAATAACAATAGGAACATATCCTGCTATAGCAGTAGGAACTCCTGTAGGAACGCCTGCACAAGTAGGTAAATATATAAATCCATTTGTAGCTGTAGTAAGAAGTAGCCCTGCTCCAGCAGCAAAATTTCTACTATTATCCCAGAAAGCACAAATATCAGGTGTAGCATTGAAAAGAGCACTTCTATCGGAAGAATCTGACCCAAGACCTCCTATAAGGACTCCACTACGTCTTATTGCATACATAATCAAAGAAGCTGCTGCTGCAACTCTATTTGATTCAATAGGTCTAGCTGTTGCTTCAAATCTAGCAGTACCAGCTGAATTATATAATACAGATTCTGTGCCTGTAGGACCTATTTGAAATCCTCTAAGAGCGCTTGTTGCAAAACGCATCCTGAAACGACCTGCACCTTTAAATTCTGACCTACCAAATACTGCTAAATCTGTAGTACTATTTAATATTGACATAGTAGATGGGTCATCTACTTCAACTGAAGCCCCATTTAAATGATTATTATTAATAGAAGTAATATCAGCACTACTAGGACCAGTTTGATATAAAGTAGTATTTGCTTGAATCCAAGAACCTACAACAGTTAGTTTACCTGTGCATAAAATAGCTCTATCTGAATTAATTGAAGTAACTTCTGTCATTGTATGAACAAAACCTTGAGAAATAAAAGAAGTCGCAAAATCACTAACATAACAACCTTGAAAATCTGCTCTATCAACGAATCTTGCTGGAATTAAACTTATATCTCCAAGCTGTATGCCAACACCCCCTGCTACTCCAGATCCTTGTCCTATGATTCTACCAGCACCTATTCTTATACTTACAGTGCTATAAGGAATATATATTCCTCTAAAATATCCATCTATTTCATATCTATCTACAAATAAATCTCTTGCTGTTAAAGGAGGTACTGAACTTGTTATAGCTATACCTGATGTAGAAGTAAGACAATCTATCTTAAAACCAAATATATTATTATATCTAGAATTAGCCGCTGGAGTATTAGCAAGAGTTATAGCATTTCCTACTACTGGAGTGTATCTAAGAACAGTAGCTACTACACCAGCTCCAAGAAGAGAAACATTACTTGGAACTGTTATACCTGTATGTCTATATATTCCTGGTGGGAATATTACTTGTGCACCATCTCCATCACTATTTGTGCCAGTATTAGAAGCTGCATCTATAGTTGCCTGGATAGCTGCCGTATCGTCAGTAGCATTATCCCCTACTGCACCATAAACAAGTACTGAAAATCCTTGAAATCCAAGCACATCAAAATCATATTCGCATCCATGAGGAGATACAAATGTAACTGAACCATCTTCATTATTTCTTATATAAGGCTCATCTCCTACTTTTTCTTCTACCCAAGTAGGTAAACAGCCTTTACAAAAAACACCAATTATATCATCAGATGCTATTGGTTCATCTACATTTACTAAAAAAGAATCATCATATTCAAATACATATTTAAAAGTATTACCGCCACATGCAGCATTATATTTTGAAAAAGTAACAAGGGATGCTTCTATATAACTTAAATTAAAAGGCTGCGATCCACTTGATTCAGGATCACATACAAAAGGAGCTAATAAAGAATTATCTTGAAGACAAAGTACTATATTAGATGGCAGGCATTCAATACAAGAAAGTTTAACTGAAGAACAATATCCAACTTGTTTAAGTGCCATTAAGGTATTAAAGCTCCACTAAACGTATATTCACATCCATGAGGAGATATAAAAGTTATAGTACCATCACCATTATCTCTAAAATAAGATTCATTACCAATTTTCTGCTCTACCCAATTAGTTATACATCCTTTACAAAATGCTCCTATTATATCAGCAGATGTTAAAGGCTGAGAAGGGGCTAATAATAAAACATCATCATATTCAAAAATATATTTATAAACACTAGTGCTGCAAGAACTACTGGATTTAGAAAAACTAATTAAAGAAGCTTCTATAATGTTAAAAAGAAAAGGAGTATCTACATCTGTTTCTGGGCAAGTAATAGGAGCTAATAATTCATCACTATCTAAACAAAGAATTACATTTGCTGGCAAACAGCCTGTACAAGATAACCTATTTCCTGAGCAATAAGTAACTGACCTAGTAGCCACTTCTACCCCACAAAAGAGTAAAAGGGAGTAATTTCTTACTCCCTTTTTAAACTATATTAACTACATTGTGTAGCAGTTGGTCCACCGCATGCAGGGCATGAAGCATCAGTTGCAGTCGGTACACAGACTGAAACAAGACCACCAACAGTATCACAGAATACTGTAGCACCGTAATCGACTACCCAAGTATTAGTTGTGTAGTCAATACTTATAATGGTTACATCACTTGTAGTTCCATCACCATTTGTAATTGTGATAGTTTCACCAACATCACCCTTAATTGGATTACTTAATACTAAGTCAACCCTGGTGTTATCAGTACAATTTGGACGGTAATCAATTATATTTGCAGAGCAACCTAATGTGTCATCACAGAAGATAGTTGTGAATCTGTCACAATTACCTAAATCAGTTCCTTGTGGGAAAGTGACTTCTACTGAAAGACTATCGGCTGATACTCCTGTTACAGTACCTGTTACATAACCGCCAGTATCAATTCCAAATTGAATTTCATCAGTTACTACAGCAGTAGTCGGTACTGCTAAAGTAATAATATAACTATTTCCAGTTATTGGGTTAGCTGTAAAGCCAAGTATTAATGGGCAAGGACAAGTCACATCTGGTACTTCATTATCACAATCCACTGTTTCTGGAGGACATAATGGCTCACATAGCCATGTTGCCGCAAGATTAGGTTGTACACGTTCTACAAGTATTGCAAAGATTCCATCGCTATACTGTTGACTGATACCGATAGTAGCACTTGTAGCAAAATAACCAAGACGCCTAAATGGATCTTCCATAGTAAGTGGATTAATCCAAGCCCAATTATTAAAGAGACTAAATTCAGGACCAAATGAAGTATTTTGCCCTAAACTTTGTTCAGTCGGCATTACAAATATACTAAATGGAAATTTTCCATGAAGTATAAGTTCTTCATGAGTAGCTGCTTCATATAAAGGATTAAATCCTGTAAATGAGCCTACTTCCATTGGGATTTCATCTACAAAAGGAAGTACTTCAGTTGCTACACCTGTTACAGCATCTAAAATAAAACGTCTTGGGTAAAGCACAGGAGCTGCTATAAACATACCCCTAATAGTACTCATGAAATTATATTTACTTAGTAAATCATTGGCTAAACCAGAGAATCTTACATCTTGACGCAAATCCTGGTCATCTCTATACAATCTTCCAAGTAATTGATGTGAAGCTATAATTGAAAATATTGGTGATCCATTTACTACATCATAAGGAACACAATCTGGAATTTTTCTCATATATTCATAGAAAAATTCAAGCATTTCAATATTTAATGTAGATAATCTAGCTGTTCCAGCAGGCCTATACACATACGGATTTTGTGTATTTGGTTTTGGTCCGCCTGAATCAACTACATATTTCTTAGCTAATTCAGTTAGAATGTTTTGACCAATATTAAGTTCTTTAAAGTAATCAACTTGTGCATAAAGATTTTCAACTACTTTCGCAAAAACTTCTTTAAAATTTGAAGTAGTTTGAATCTCTTTAATACAATAAGGAGGTGATTTAAACTCCCTACTCATAAGGCTAGTTACTTTTCTCTCAATACCTAGTCCTGGAAAAGTCGTCCAGTTATAAGAACAATCTGGACCATCGCAGGGATCACAACCAGTGTTATTATTTAATTTCTTCCAAGCAGCAAAACCACGTTCAATTTTTGGTCTACCGCCCCTAACAATTAATTGCTGCATTTGAGTGCCACTACCTCTAGGCCACTCTTGAATTTTATAAAGGTCCCTCAACCAAACTGGATTAATAATTGATAAGTCTATAATTGCTTGTGAAATCGCAGGAGGTGCTGCTAAAAACGCATCTGATACTTCCTGTTCTGTAAGATTGCATTCTGCTACTGGCATATAAAGCTCCAACAAGAAAAAATTAAAATAATATTATACTGTGTAAAACACAGTTGATAATTTAACTATTTTTCCCTGCCTAGCTTTACGTAGCCACCGATTTAGGCTGGTGTCCTTATTTTGTAAAGTAGACTAACTTTAATTCTTACTAACGTAAAGAAATAACGTAATTACAGGATATATTAAAATATTAAAATAACGCAATAGGTTATTTTAAAATCTACTTCTTTTAGATAAAGTACTTTCTAGTAAATTAGCAGCAGCACTTTCTGCTGGATTTTCTGGAGTTTGTCTAGGAGAAACATTTCCAACACCAGGAGCACCTCCTCCAATTGGAGGTCTGATGTAATTAGTAGTACGTTTAACATTTTTTTCTAATTCATTAATTGTTTGTACGGCAGCCTCTCTAGTGTCAATTGAATTATAGGAGCTTATAGCATGTAAAGTCATCCTGGCTAAAGCATGTGCTAATTCAGAAGGAAGGTCTTTTAACCCTAAATCTCTTAAACCACTTACTAATTTTTGATATTCAGTTCTAGCTTTCTCTACAACTGGCTTTATATAAGTATTATTATATTCAGTATCATTTTCTTTAAATATAAGTTCTTTAGCTTTACCTTCTTTTTTTATAAAATCGAGAGCGCCGTCCCAAGAACTCTCAGCTTGTTCATGTATCTTATTTTTTCTATTAACTTCTAATGATTCTGATAATTTTGTACTTTCTAATTGTAAATTTATTAAAGTTTCTGTTGGTTTATTTTCTGCTTCTTTAGCTTCATGCTCTATGTTTTTTACTTTATCTATTAATTGTTTTACTTCTAAAGCACCTACATCATCAAAATGATCACTAAGAAATCGATTAATCTCAGCTCTGTTATTAAGTGTAAGAACTTCAGCCATTACATCTTCTGGAATACTATAATCTTTTGCTATTTCATTTATTTTAGTTTTTACTTCAGTTATTGGTGTTATAAAATTATCTACGTATTCTTTAGAAGTTTTTAAATTTACTATTTTTTCATATTTTTCTAAGTCTGCTATTCTTTGTTCTTTTTCTTTTAATAATTTTTGAGTAGCTTCTGGGACGGCTTCTCCTTTATTATATTTTTCTAAAGTTTGTGTTAATGTATATTTATCATTTTCAATTTCTTTTAATGTTTTTGATGTTTCTTTAAGTTTTGTTCTAAGTTTTTTAAAGTTTTCTCCTGTTGAATTATCTGGTAAAATATCTAATTCATCATCTTCTTTAACTTCTATTTTTTGAGGAGTGGTTTCTATTGAAGGTGTAGTAACTGCAATTTCTTTAATTTCTTCTTTTAGTACTTCTTTAATTTCTTCTTTTGGCTTTTGTATAATTTCAGAAGTTGCAGAATTTAATAGTTCATTAACACTTATAGGTTGTGTATTTGGAGCAATTTGTGGCGCTATACTCTTAGAATTATTTAATATAAACTCTAAAGGACTATTGCCGTCCTTTAAATTTTGAAGTATAGAAGCAGCATCTTTTCCAGGACTATGAATTGATGTAACTTGGCTTGGTGTTGTTTCTGATGGCATTTATTTCTTCCTTAGTTAAATATCCTTTTTCTTCTGCTAAGTCTAAAGCCCCATAATCAGGAGACAGCATAGCACCCTCCCCTAATTGCTGATCTAAATATAGTTTTTTAAAATTAAATAAATCTTCTAAAGCTTCCATATAACCAGCACTTCTTGCTGCTTGAGTAGCAAGAACTTGGACATTTTCTCCTATACCAATTATTCTTACTCGACCTTTTTCTTGTAAAAAATCAAATATTCCTGATTGATAAAGTTTACTCATGCCGTCAAGATAAAGAACTAAAAATCCTTTATCTTCTTTTATGCTTTTTAACTTATCTATAATCATGCGACAGGAACTTTTTCATCAATTGCTGTTGCTTTTGCTACTAATTCATCAATTTTTGCTTGAACTTCTGCTGGAATACCAACATTAGCTAAAGCATCTTTTAACTCTTGAACAGTAACTAATAAACTATCAACATCAACACCAATATTATTAAGATGTGCTTCTAATTCTTCTAATGTACTCATTATTTTAGTTCCCTTTAAAATATAATTTATAAATCTAATTCTATACGATATTTTACAAAATCTCATGCTGCTAATTTAATATTTTTAGTAAGTTCTATTTTTCTAAAAAATTTACTAAATATTGCTGCTAATTCAATCTTAAAGTTATTATCATCTAGTACATTTAATTCATTAAAATTAAATAAAACTTTAGCAGGAGAATTCATATCTTTTAAAATAATACCTTTTTCATTATCTATAAAATCGTAACAAATAAAAAGTTCACTACATAGCCTAGCAGCATTAACTCGTATACTTTCTTCAAAAATATAATTATTCATAATTATTGCAGCTCAATATCATTTGGAGAAATCGTTGCGCCTTGAATAGTATTAATATCTCCTCTAAGTTCTTCAGTTGACCTTTCGTCAAGCTTTGATTTATTATCAATTATTTTGTTTGAATTTTCAAGATGTATTTTTAATCTTTGATTATCTGCATCCATTTTAACTTTATCACGCATAACATCTGCCCTGTTCTCATTTGCTCTTGCTGCCCTAGTTACTTGGCTTTGAATTTTAAAGTCTTTTCTCTTTTCATCTTGAAGAGTTGTAAATTGATTTAACTCTTCTTCACTCATAGCTTTTTGCTGATTTTCTTGATCTTTCTGACGTTGCTTTAACTCTGCTTGAAGCATACTAGAAGCATTTTTACGGTTTAAAGTAGCATATTGTTTAAATTGATTATAAGATTGTGCTATTGACTGTACAAAATTACGATTAAATGGACTTCTTTGAAGTGCTTGAAAATGTTCATCTACATGTGGAAGTAATACATTAAATATTTTATCAGCTTCTACAGGATCTGTTTGCTGCTGTCCTAACTGCTCAATTGTATCCTTTGCTAAAGCCATATGAGTTATAAAATGAGAACGATGTTCGTTATCAAGAGAAAATACTGGAGATTCGCCTTGCCGCATTGCTATATTTTCTAACCCCGCTAAAGAAGCTCCACCTGCCATTTCATCAGGAGTTTCATTTTCTGAAGTAAATGCTTCCACTTCGTCTTTGCCCATAGTAGCCATAACATACTTCCTCTCATACCAAGCACTAGCTTTTGGACCGAAATTAGCACTAATTGGTCCAAGTTCTTGAAGTCCCATAAGAAGTCCTAATGTAGAACCGTCTCCTGCAACACGAGTCGCTTTAACATCAAGTTGTCTTGGAAGACCCCATTCAGATTCATCTTTTATTGAGAACATCTCTTCTGGAACACCATCTTCTAAACATCTGTCTTTCCATTCTTTAGCATACTCATAACCTGGATAGCCTTTTTTAGAATGAAGCATTTTTGCTACCATATTACGAATAACAATATCAAATTGGGAATAAAAATGAGCAATATTATGTTTAAGTACTCCAAATTCACGGTAACTTTCCATCCTGGCTTGAGTAGGTGAAATTGAACCATAATTCCTATCAGGCACTCCTGGATCGTCCCCTGAATTTGCAGTATTATATTGAAGTTTTTGATTAATATATTGACTAGCACCAATAAGTTGACTGATGTTTGAACCAAAATTATTCTGAACAAATTCAGCAGTTCCAATATTAGTAGGCGCTCCTGGAACAAATCTAATTGCTTCAATATCTTTACTACCAGTTGCAAGAGATTTTAAGAAAATAGTACTCGCCCATTTAGCACTATCTACAATTGAGCAATCTAACTGCATCATAGCTTGGCAGCCTGCAAATATTTTATGTCCAAGACCGCGGTTAGAATGTAGCGTAAATTCGCCAGGACTAGCTGTAAATATCACTAATGCTTCCTGAATTTCTTTATATTGTTTATCAACAAAATATAAAAAGTTACCATGGTCGTATACTGAATCAAATAAATAGTGACTAACACCGCTTTTACCATCACTATTTTCATATTCTTGCTGAAGAAGTGATACTAATCTAACTGAATCTGTAAATAATCCATCGAAACGCAAATCACCATTTTGAAGTCTAAGTTGTAAATCCATTAGGTTTATAATTTCCTGCCCTCTATCTTTTACATAGCGATTAGCCCTAAAAAGTAAAAACTTCTCTAATTCTTCTATATTCCAAGGGCTTTCTTTTTTTGAAACGTCTTTAAATTCATTATAAACTTCAAATAAATACTGCACTGTAAAAGTAGTTTCTACAAAAATTGAAGTAAGTCTTTCAACATCAGCTTGAGCTTGGTCAGTTATAAAAAATCTTGATAATTCTACAGTTCGCCACCTCCAATCTCTTTCATCAGGCCAAATTACAGGAGAAAGTCCAAATTTAATTATCTGAGCACTTAAAGTATTTACTTGAGTATAAAAACTAGGCCACTTTCTAACTACATAGTCCCAATTTTTAGCCATAGTAGCAGCTACTTTTGGAGCTTCTGGATTCATATCATGAATATAAAATTTACATAAAGTTTCTGCTTCATTAAGTAAATTCCAATAAGCTAAAGCACCTCTTTCATAAAGTGCCCGACCATCTAAATTATTAAAATTTGATATATGAGATAATCCGTGTCTATCAAGTTCCACTGGATTATAAGGAGGATTTCCAGCAATAAGTCCTTCAATTCTAGCATAAAGTTCAATTCTTCTAAGGGCTTCAAAACGATATTTATAATAAAGTGTTTTTGCGGCAGTTACAGTTTGAATTATATTAATTGGAGCTTTAAGTTTTCCGTCTTCTTCTCTAGTAATTTGACCACGAAGACCATCAGTAGAAGATTGAATCGGCACTGATTTTTCAGGCTGATTTTCTTTCTTTGCCATTTATTTCCTTTTTTTGCCAACAAAAATGAGGTAACTTTTCTACTTCTTCTTTAGTTAAATCCAGCTCACCACTATAAAATACTTTTGCTTTTAAAATGCAGCTACAAATTTCACAAGAACCAAGTTCATCATGATATTTAGACCGTTTTTCACCTATAGAATGTAATGCTATCTCATCTGTCCATTTAACGAAATTACCTTTATCTGGAAATATATTATAAGGGCATTTTATACATATTTCAGCTCGTGCATCAGCTACTTCTTGTGTAACAAATTTCTTAAAAGCCATTTGTTTAAGAAGTGCCAAACCTCCTTTAATATAAGAAAGTACTCCTCTTTGTAACTTATTATTTGTTTCACACATACCAGAATTCATTGGCAATTTACATTGATAATTATCAAGCACCGCATCAAGTAAATCCAACTTAGAAAGTTTATTTTGACTTCGATAAGAAACAATCATTTGGACTAGTTCTTTTCTAGAGTTAGCTTTATACTGATGTTGAGTATCTGGATCTATAAACACGTGCTCTTTAGAGCCTTGAAAGGGCTTAAAAGTTAAGAAGTTGATTGGCATATAACTGATTATAAAGATTAACCTAATGAGTAAGCAATACCCCTTTGATGATATTATATACGCTGAAGGATGGAAAATTGAAAATAAGCTAGGAAAAAGAATAGTTATTATTGGAAATAAAGAGTTTACTTATAATCATCCTTTTGCAATGCACGCTAAGCTTTATAGAGAAAGTAAAAATTCTGAAGAAAAATACCTACATATAAAAGCTATGCATGATTATGCGTGGCCTCATTTAATTCCTACATGGAACTATTGGGACGAAAGAAGGCTTCAAGCACACTGTAATGGTCATAACTATATAAGTTATGCAGGCGGTGCAAGTACTGGTAAAAGTCATATGGCAGCTAGAATTGCAATATTATTTTGGTTAGCTGCTCCTAATAAAAGAACGGTAATTGTCGCTTCTACTACCCTAGAATCAGCTACAACACGTATCTGGGGATATATCACTCGTTTATTATCTGAATTAGCGATTCAATATCCTTATAGATACTTTCGAGGTAATTGCCCAAAAGTTTTATATGATAAAAATGATCCAATTCACGGTATGTACGCGGTTGCCGCAGGGCGCGGCACTGATGAACAAACAATTTCAAATTGGATAGGAAAACACCCTAAAGAAGCTATAATGGTAGTTTTAGACGAAGCTACTGATTTAAATCCAGCAATTTTAAAAAGCTTACCTAATTTAGAAGCAGGTGGAGTAGAATTTAGCTGTATTGCCATAGGAAACAGCGCTTCTAAATTTGATCTACATGGGGCACTCAGCACTCCTTTAGCAACTTGGAATTCAGTAGATCCTTATAAAGACAACAAATGGGATACTACACAAAAAAATGGAATATGCCTATTTTTTAGCTGCTACGAGTCCCCTGCTATCCATGAGGGAGATCCTGAAAAAAAAGTATTATTAGAAAGATTTTTTGTAACACAAGAGCAAATTGAAGAAAAAGAAAAGCTTTATGGTAAAGAATCTGACTCATTTTGGCGTATGGTAATTGGCTTTTGGAAATTAGATAGCACAGAAGAAACAGTTATAAGTAAGCTATTTATTGATGATTTTAGAGTATTTGAAAAAGCTGAATGGTCAGGAATAGATAAACTTAAAGTTATAGCTGGTTTAGACCCCGCCTTTAGCACGGGCGGCGATCAATGTATTTTAAGACTAGCTATACTTGGTCAAGATGTGACTGGAAAAATAATATTAGATTTTAGAGGAAATGAATTACTATTTAAAATACCAATAACAGCACATAGTAAAGACAGTGCCGATATTCAAATAGCAAAAAAAGTTATAAGTATTTTAAAAGATTATGGTGTTAGATTAGCGGATTTAGCAATTGATGCTAACGGGCAAGGCAGAGCACTTGGTGAAGTAATAAGACTTCAAGCAGGAGCACTAGATGTGCCAATTAAAATTTACTGCACCAAAGCAGGACAAGTAGCTGTAAAAAGCTTCGATGTCACTATAAAAAATCCATATGAGCTATGGTTTTGCTTTAGAGACTTTATCCAAAATAAACAAATAAGGGGGCTAGATAACATAACAATTTATCAACTTACAACAAGGCAGGTTCACTATAAAAACGGAAAAGCTAGTTTAGAGCAGAAAAAAGATTATAAAAACCGTATGGGGGCAATCATGCCTAGTTTAGCGCGTTCGCCTGATGAAGCAGATGCGGCGGCACTATGCCTTCAAGTAGCTATAATTAATTATGGCTTTCATGCAGGACAAATGGTTAGAAAAAAAGAAGATAAAGCCTTTGAATATGATAAATTCAGTACCTATCAAGCGTTACTAAAACAAGAAAGAGAAATTAAAGCAGTTAGTAGAATGGGCGGAATAGAAGCATCATTTACTGGCGATTTAGCAGATATTAAATTCCCTTTCTCTTAATTCTTTTATTAAGTTCTTTTTTTATAACAGTCTTCATTTTGGATTTAATATCATTAATTAAACTTTCTGGATGCACTATAAGAGTGCCGTCCTGTAATTCTACACCATGAGCACGGTCTGAGGTAATAAGATAATGTTTAAGATAGTTTATATTTATATTTAAAACACTAGCAGCTTTCTCTTTTGAATAGAATTTTTCAAGCTTAATACGCTTTAAGCGTGGGCAACGCTTATAAAAAGCCATTTCAATCAATTGGGTTAATGAAATCGCTCTTGAAGCTGATACTTTTAGCACCATATTGCTGCATTAAAATGTTGCGTCTTTCTTTAATCGCATTAAACGTAGCGGCTGAGAGCTTACACACTTGTCCAATAGTAGTTACTTTGCCCCAAGCAGCATGCATAGCATGTAATATCCCATTAGCAAATCTTAGATCTGCCTCAACAATATCTTCTATGGTAGAATCACGATGCACAGGAAGCGGCTCTTCAATACTAGCTAACGGATCATCTAAGTCTGTTTCTACTGGTATTAAAGCCATAGTTTCCTTTGACATAGAAACAGTATAACAGCTTCATTGGAGTTTAAACAATATGCACGATAAACTAGATTTTGTATGGGAAGCAGCACAAAAATTTAAAATAAAAGCCAAGAAAGACGAGTTTCTAGCACTTATTAGAATAATGCATGGAAGAAAAGTAAAGTCTATATTAGAAATTGGCACTGGCACTGGCGGTTCGGCACGTGGATTCCTTGAACTATTTAATAGAGTTACAAGTGTGGATAAGATAAAATATGTAGGAGTCGATGCACTGATAAAGAAATTCGGCTGGCGTTTTAATTTTATATTGGGGGACAGTCGTGACGTAGAAGTTATTGGAGAATTTGACGTACTTTATATAGACGGTGATTACGAATATGCTGGAGTCAGGAATGATTTTGAAAGATTTAGTCCACTAGTTAAACACGGTGGATTAGTAATATTTAATAATATAGTAAAAAATGATAACGAAGCAATTAAAGGGCATGAAGTATGGAAACTATGGGAAGCACTAAAAATGCAATACATGCACATAGAATTAGTATATGAAGATCCTAAATGGGGTGGGGTGGGGGTGCTATTTGTATAGGTGCATATTCAATCAAATAGAATGCTTTATATAGGTATAACAATCAAAAAGATTGCTTGTGTATGAGGGAAGCTGCGGAATGAGTAGTTCAATATAAGTATTTCAATCAAAAAGATTGCTTATATATGACGATGTGAGTAAAAAATACGGATGTACATATAGAGTACATACGGGGGTGGTCTGAATTATCCTACTCATCTTGAATTCCTATAAAAAAGAAATTGTTTATTTTTAACCTTCCAGTCCTAATCTAATCAAAGTCTAGATCACGAGAATTATTATTCTCGGGATGTGATGCATAGTAAGGACTTAGCTAATAACACACATAATATATACATATAATACATTGAATATACTGAATTAATATACTAATAAGTGCGAGGCTTGCGGCATGAGCTAAATGTGTGAGTGTTTTTATGTGTGAGTGTGAATAATTTTTATTATTTCAATCAAAATGATTGACACATATTAAAAATTATGCGAAAATGTTTTTATTGCAAATAATGCAATAATTTAATCAATTAAATCAATCAGAAGGATTAAAAAATGAATAAAAAATTAAAATTAGAAATTGGCTGCTACTTAGACATGAGTATTAGAGATAATCGTAATGTACTTGGTTTTTTGCATGACTTACTAAATGAAAGTCTAACAATACAATTAGCTATAAAATGCAATAAAACAAAGGCTTTATTACTTGAAATAGGTAAATTTATTAGTTCAACTAATAAAGAACTAAATGAAATATATCGTAATTCTAATGTAGATTCTGATCTAGATGGTGAACTAGAATCTATTGCAGATGAGTTAGTCACTGAAGCATGTGATATACTTAATACCTACACTCCAGACTATACATACCTAGGTTTTAACGATGGATCTTTTGGCTTATGGTGCAGCATAGAAAATGTAAAATATGACTTTGACGGTATAATTTTGCAAGGTCTCGATACTCATTATCTTATACCAAAAGACTTTATGCATCTTGTACCAGAAAAATTTACTGGACACATATTATTAACTGATAATTCTAATAATCCATTAGAATTATTATTAAAAACAGAAAATGTTGAAAAAATAGAAGTAATTTGGCGTATATAATTACTGTAATTGATAACTCACATTGCATTATTAACATATGAGTTATTATTAGAGTAATTATACTCTCTTAAAGAAAGGCATAATATGGACTATACAAAAAAAGCTAAAAACGAGCAAAGTTACTATAAACTAACTGATAACGATTATTACAATGCTGCAATAGCTGATTATGTGCAGCAGTATAATAAACGACCTCCACATAAAGATATACCAACAAAACATATGATTAAGGCTTTGCGACTCATGCCGTGGGAAAATACATGTGAGGATTGGGCTAGACTGCATGTAACTGAAATGTTTTTAAGAGCATAATATATGATACAACTACTTGATTTTATTAAACCTTTTGTACAAATAACTCTAACAGCAATTATTCGTATAATTGGATTAATTATTATATTAAATTTATTTTGTATTTAACTTGACTCAATCATTTTGATTGATTATACTTAAGAAGTAAATTCAATCATAAAAATTGAAGATTTTAACTTCAAAAAAGGTATAACTTATGAATAACACTGAAGAAAAAAGAGAATTAACGCAAGCTGATTTAAATCAATTTTATGGTACTTTTAACTATCATAAACTCACATTGTTTAAAAATGTCGTATTCACAGACGGCATGGCTTATTTAGCTAATGAAGCAAATTGCTATTGGTTAATGAATGAAATAGCCGCTAAAACATTAGAATTATACAAGAAAAATAATGATAATGTATTTATTGTAGTTAGATTATTTAAAAAAGGAAAAGAAGCGGTTATTCAATATTCCGACGGTAACAATAATATTCTAGATCAAACTAAACTAAGTTTTACTGACTTTCCGCTTAGTCCTTTTCAATGTTACAGCCAACTAGCTGATTATGACCCCGTTAAGTTTGTCATAATGCTCACCACTGAGTATTAGGCTAAGTCATTGATGCTAGGTACATGGTCTAGCATGTACTTAGCTAAAATCGTTTAACCTAGACCTTAAAAAGGGCTAAAAATTATGAAAGCAACAACTAAAAACTTAGAAGGCATCTTTAAAGTATTTTGTGACAGTTACGGATATAGAGTAGCTAAAAATAGATTAGACGAAGGCGCATTGGCACTATGGGATAATGGTACTAATTCATGGTCTATAGCCCGTATGTTAGATAATTATGGAATTACTATGCCGTTTGGACATGAAACATACACTAAAACAGAACTATACTATAATTTAAAGTTTGCTATTGAATTATCAAGAGATATTAAACGCGCACAAGCTATGCCAGCAAATGCAAAATTAATAGGTAATGATGATAAAGGCAAAGATTTGTACACTCAACATTTAATTAACAATATACAAGGCAACTTATGAACAAAGCAAAAGAACTAGCAGAATCGTGGATAAATGGTAATTTATCGCATGTGTTTAGTGAATTAAATTACGACTTTGATCTTATATTTGATGTATCGGTTCAATTGGACACTCAAAACAAAATTAACTTTCTTACATTTTGTGTGCAACAATTAATTAATAAACCGTATAAATCTGAAAATGAAATATCTCACACAGTCAATATCTCACATATTAAAGCTCTAAATACTAAACTCTCTAAAGCACAAGCCAGAGAAGTATTAAATCACCTCAATAACAATATTGATGATGAATTCGGACTAACCGACACTACAATAAAGTGCGCTATTGAAGAATTATTTGATTTATAAAAGGAATAAATATATGAATAACAATATATTAACTGAACTAATTGACATTATGCATAGTGATTTACATGCTTGTTTTTTTGACGCTGAACAGCATCCTAAAAACACATTTCAACCGACTAGTAATTTGTCTGATTATAGTAAAATAGTTTATTATGCACCTTCATTATTAGTTTACGGCGATTACACTGGATGCAGTGTAACACGTTCTAATCATGAAGTTTTTTATGAAAATTTTAAAAATATGCCATGGCTGGAAGTGTATAAAGAGATGCATAATTCTAAATCATTACTTATAAATATAAAGCTATTTGACAGCATAGAAGCCCTTAAAACTTTAAAAGACTTAGAAAATTATCCATTAATTAATGAAGAACACCATAGTAATCTTGAAAATGATTTAGAATGGGAAGCCTGGGAATCAATTTATAGATCTGATTTTAGCTATAAATTAGTAGCTCATTTAGAAAATAATACTGATTTTAGCCCTAAGTTTATAGAAAAAGTAGAATTATTATGTGATGCAGCACTATTTAGCTTATTTCAAACCCTAAAAGAAACAACTAACACATATTTTTCACATGAAACTGGCTGTGAGTGTTCAATTGATCTAGATAGGCTTATTAATCCCATTGGCACAAGTAAAACTTTTGATATTTATCATAATTGTGAGCCTATAACTCTCTTAGATGTTACTTTATCAGAGCAAACACTGGATAAAATCATAGATCCGTATAAATATCATGATCCTAAGCAAGTAAAACTTTTATAAACTCATATTACTTTTATTAGGTAATTTAAAATTAATACCCCAATCCCAGTCTTTAGGCTTATATATAGTTGCGTTTATATTTAATTTAAAAGCTTTTACTTTCCAATTTAACATTAAAGCTGCTGTAATCATTACGCCATTAGAAATATAAGAGCTTAACCAGCGCTCACAAACATGTTTTAAGCTATAAGAACTAAAGTTATTACCTTTACTTAATATTTTAGGCTGAAGTTTAGCATACAGCAAAAATAACATAGCTGATTTTATGCTCGATTCGGCAGTTATTAGTTTATTTCTTGAAACTAAAAACTCCTCTTTAAATAAATCCTCCCCCCAAGAAAAACCAAAAATATGTAAGTTTTCATATATAGAAAGCACTTCATAGAGTTTATAGTTAAATTTCTTATTCATCATAGGTTTAATTGACTTAAACCAGTTTGTCCACCCTTGCAAATTGACTTAAGTTATTCATAATAATGTAATTTTCCGAAAATTTGTCCACCCTGAGGACAGGCTAGGACACTCTGATTCTTATAACCTATTGATATTGTTCCACTGTCCACCCTGTCCAGGCTATTCGGGCATCTCTTTCCTATATATAAATATATACACTATATGTCCACTCTATAGTATACCTATATAATATTTTATATAGAATAAGGTTAAGTAATATAAGACACAGCCTGGACACACATACTTAACTTATTGATAAATATAAATATGTTTGTCCAGTCCAGGCTAGCCCAGGCTAAAAAAATCGCTTAGCCTGGACACGGAAACACGGTTACATATATATTTATCAATAAGTTATGTGTTAAGCGAAAAAAGTACAGCCTGGACACGGAAATTATTTTATTAATAAAACCCGCATTTTTACGCAATAAAACGTGGCTTTCACCTTATTTTTGTGTGTTCGTAACTTTAACACTTTTTGCTTAGATGTTAAAATAGTGCCCAGTTGTTGGATACTTATCGGTGTTAAGCTTGAATTTTTATTATACCATTCTTGGATACTATTTAATGAGTGCCAGTCGTTTTTGTTGTTTTCGTCACCTTTTATTATTAATTCTGCTGCTGTTTTCTCATGTATAAAGTTATCTGCCCTGTATTCAATAAGCTTTACCGTACATTCTTCAGGATAATTAAAACTATCTAAAATTTCCTCACCGTTTTCATCTTTTTTGATTTCTAAGTAGCGTACTAGCCCTTCTATTGCCCAATTTAATATACCTGAGCTTTCTTCTCTTATCATTTTTTGTAATAATGCTTCTTTAGCTGCATTAGGGGTAAATTCTCTATTGTAAGGGATAATGCATAGTCGTCGAAGCAGTGCTTCACTTTCGCTCTGTGTTTTAGGTATATCATTACAGCCTATATGGAATTTAGCTCTATTTAGTACTTCCTCCTCTTCACCAAAGAGCTTTCTTGATAATACATATGCTCCTAGTAGACTTTTAACTAGTGCCTCTCCCCATACCGAATCTGTGTCAACTTCATCCATAATAGCAATTCTTTTACCTACTAATTTAACTCCTATTCTAAGTGGATCTTTTTGTATTCCATATTTTGTAGTGCTTAAAGATTTACAGTCTAAGACAGCGGCATAATTATCAAGTAAATAACGTAAGCAATATAACACAATACTTTTGCCGTTTGAGCCACTGCCGCAGTGTATGAATAACTTTTGTGCTGCAATAGAGGCAGTTAAACTATAGCCGAATACTTCTTGCAGAAAAGAAATCATAGCTTCTGGTGCTTCGTTATTTTCAAAAATCTCAGCTAAGAATTGTTTCCATTTTGGGCATTTTGCCGAAGCATCAAAAGAGATTTTTGTTTTTAAAAGCAGATAGTCATTGGATTTTGGTGCTCTAATTGTGCCTTCAATTAAATTTACATAGCCATTTTTGCAGTTAAGATGTGCTTTATCACTATCAAAATCATCTAAATTCTTTGTTTCAATATTAAATACTGAGTTTTTTAACTGTGCCAGCACTCCTGATATACGATTATTTGATAAATATTTTTCTGTTTCTTTATCGTACTTAAGTGTAGAAAAGCCTTTTTTATCGTAACATCTTTCTTTAAACTTTTGTTCAGTGAAAACATCTTTAACGCATTCAATTGCAAACGCATTAACTACGCTTGTATTGTCTTTTTGCGAATACCAATTATTATCATGTTGGTTAAAAGCATAAATTACGTTGCCTACCGCGCATAAATACTCCTTATAACGTTGTACTATTCTTGCTTTAATAGACACGTCTGATATTGTGCCTGTCATTATGTGTGGGTCGCTATAATCGTATTTAAAGCTCTCACACCGCTTTTCTTCACTCACACCACCTTGACTGCCCTTTTCCTCATAATGTCCGTTCTGCGGCTCGCTTTTAGCCTCTAATCCTCTTGTTATAGCGGAAGTTATAGTTTTAGTGATTTCTTCTTGACTAAGTGGTTTCTCAAAATGAGAGTTAGCATATTGTGCCAGTGCCGCAACTTCCTCACACAGCCTTTTTTTACTTTTCATAGCTTTATTTTTCCTAATATATGTAGAAAGTATACTATATAAACTATTGTTTCTATGACCGATTTTGCCTAGTTCAGTAGCTAGTGCTGTGTCAATTGATTCACTAAAACAGCCGTTTGATTTATTTTCAAATGCTCGTGTTATTAAATTATGTATCTTTTTTTTATCTTTACTTTGTGTTAAAATTGCTTTCTTGCCTTTTCCTAATATCCCTGGAAATATCGCAGTTAAATCAGTTAGGACATAGGGTTTATGAGGTAGGTCGCAGTCGTATAGAGTCGGCATAAAACGCACATCGGCGACACCTTTACATATGCGCTCACATCCAGGCACACGAACTGTGTGCTGCACCTGTGCTAAATTTAGATCACCATCAAACTTGGCAGCAATTCCTGCTTGCAATAGTTTCCAATTTTCTAGGCTGATTCCTGGATCAATTTTCCAGTAAAAGTGATAGCGTTTCGGCGACGTTTCGACTACAAAATTTACCTCATACCGTACTATTTGTTCCCACTCCTTTCTATCCAATTCTCTATCAATATCCAAACATAATACCCTTGGTGCTACCATGTGCTCACGACGTCTGCCTTTAAAATTGGTTTGGTTTAAGCACACGTGCAGCGTGAACGGTTCACATATTCTAGCTAAGTATTCACTCACTTCCAAAGACTGTAGCTGCACTGTGCCACAACCTGGAAGCACTTTTTTACTTTCTAAATCCATAAAGCTAAAGCAGAGCACATCACAATCAATGACACTTAACAGTTTTAAGTATCTCAGTATTTCTTCTATTTTATAATTGACTTTGTTATTTCTAGGTGTTATAGATGATTCATACTTATCATTCATAATTTATGCCTTAATTAATCGTAGAGTGCTGGAATTTAACTTACTTAACTTCCAGCATTTTTTATTTTAAAGAGCCAATATTACAATATTTTTGATTGCATACACTCGAATTGAGTGTATTAAAAATATATACGCTAATGAAATTAATTTGGCTAGCTAAATTTAAAATAATCAGTTATTATAATTTTTAAGCAGTCAAAGTACGACTGTTCTCCTTAAATAGACTTAACATAAATAACAATAGTATTTCGGCAGCCTCTTAGAATTAATATTTTAAGGGGCTGTTTTATTGTACTGATTATAATATGGTTTAGTAGCAAAGTGGTAATGCATTGGATTGCAAACCCAATATTCGTGAGTTCGATTCCCACCTAAGCCTAGTTCATATCAAAATGATTGACAGCTTTTAATTCTCGTGCTAATCTTTATAAAAGTTGATCAAACTTTTAAAAAAGCATGGGCTTTCTGTGCGCCGTAGTACAATCATGCTGCGGTGCATAGTTTTTATTTTTAATAAAGGTATATATGTCAGAAGCTTTTAAAATCGGAGAAAAAGTATTTATTAGAACTGTGACGTATCATTGCACAGGCGAAATAACTGAAATAGTAGGTGGTTTTATATTTTTAAAAGATGCTGCTTGGGTAGCAGATTCAGGACGTTTTGGTGAAGCTATTGAGACGGGCACTTTAAGTGAAGTCGAATGTGTTACGTGCCCAATTAGAGTTTCAATTGCATCTATTGTTGACGTGTATGAATGGCGACATCCTTTGCCAAGAGAAACTAAATAATGATTTATTTTATAATTAAAAAGCCTTATTATTGTTCTAGATCAAAAAGCGCTTATTTTAAAATGTGTGGTTCAGTCTGTAGAGTACATAAATATGAGTATAAATTTACTTCTTTTTGTGCATCTCGACTAGATTCCAGATGGAGAGTTTGTTCTAGATCTTACTCTAGATTTAAAGATGGATTTTTTGGTTTTGCATATTCTAATTCACTTTGTAATTCAGGTAGACATTTATGATGCACTTTATACGCAATTATAAAAATAATAGGTTTTCATATTCCCACACATATCATTGGCAGTATAGATGGTCATATTCAAGAAGCGGAATGTGGGAGTTACCATATAGCGATTCTACTTCTCAAAGCTTAAAACCATGACTCATTTAGTAGCTAATAAATTGAAACCCTGGATTTGGTCAAGATCATTTTCTAGACAAAAATTTCTATCTACTTCATTAAATTGGTCTTTAACTAACCCAAAACCTTGGTCATGGATGTGCTCTAACTGCAAGTCTAAAATGTGGAAAAGATATAAATCTAATTCTGGTGAAAGATTATGATTTATTTAATGGTTAAAGAGTCTTATTATTATTCTAAATCTAGAAGTGCTTACTTTAAAATAGGTACTTCAATTTGTAGAACACATAACTATGAATATAAATTCAGTTCTTTTTGTAGGTCTAAAATAGATTCGAGCTGGAGAGTTTGTTCAAGATCTTATTCTAGATTTAAAGACGGATTTTATGGGTGTGCCTATTCTACTTCACTGTGTGAATCAGGAAGAAACGTATAATGCTGCAAACTCCTTTAAAACTTTTTACATTTCAGGAAGACACGGTAGGTCAAATACTTTATTTTCTAAAAGAGAAAAATAAAGAAAGGTCTTGCTACTGTGCTTTGGAAATGGGACTGGGTAAAACTATATGTGCTATTCGTGCTGCCAAGTATTTAAATGCTGAAAATATTCTTATAATTTGTCCCGCCATAATGCGCTATACTTGGGAAGCTGAGATTATGAAATGGGGTGTTAGTGCGGACATTGATGTTATATTAGCATCTAAGCAGACGCTGCTTTATAAAAAGTACACTATTGTGTCTTACGACATTGCTCGTTCTGATGTATTTATAAATAAATTGCCAGCTAAAATTGATTTACTTATTCTCGATGAAAGTCACTACATAAAAACCAGAAAAACAAAACGAACTGTAGCAATATTAGAAAAAATTTGGCATCTAGCTGCTTATCGCCTAGCATTATCGGGCACTCCTTTCACGCAATCAGTCGCAGACGGATATACTCTTTTTAATAAAATGCTGCCTGAAAAATTTACTAATTACTATAGTTTTATTAATGAATATGCTTACCAGAAACCGACACCTTGGGGCGTTAAAATTATTGGTGCTAGGAACACTAAGAAACTTTCTAAAATAATTAAAAGTAATTTCTATATAAGACTAAAAAAAGATGAAGTCTTAAAAGATTTACCGCCTAAGATTTATACTGAAATAAAACTTGGTGCTGAGTATTTACTTAAAACTACTAAAGAAGAAAACGATAGATTAGAAACTGACATTGCGGATTATGCAAAAACTGCGGTTGTGCCTCATTCTTTAGCAGAGCATCGCCGCCTTCAAGCAGAGCTTAAAGTGCCTGCTATAGCTGAGTTTGCAAGTAATTTATTAGAAAATAATATACCAGTAGTGCTGTTTGCTTATCATAGAGAATTCATAAGAAAACTAAGTGCTGCATTGGCTAAATTTAAACCAGTAATAATTACTGGTGACACAAGTGCTAAAGACAGGTTTGATTATGTAGAAGCTTTTCAAGAAGCTAAAACTAATTTATTTATTGGGCAGTTTACTGCGGCCGGCACTGGTATAACTCTAACTCGCGCTAGTCACGTAATATTAGCAGAACTAGATTGGAGTCCTGCGGTTATAAACCAAAGTGTAGATAGGCTGCATCGGATAGGACAGAAAAATTCTGTTAATATTTATTACTTTGTAGTAAAAGATTCATTAGAAGAATATATTGTAAAAGTATTAATTAATAAAACAGAAACATTTAAAGCAGTACTTGATAGGAAATAAATTATGAAAGAATCTAATATTTGGGTTAATCTTATATTTGCTTTTATTTTAGGTGCGGCTTTATTTTCGAGCTGTGGGCATAATTATTATTCTCCTACAGATGATGATTATCCTTTTGATGTGATGTAAAAATATTTAAAAAGGAACTTTATGGCAAAGAAAAAACTATCTACTGAAGTAGAATTAAAAGAATTAAAAAAAGAATTTTTAAAAGAGTCAGTTCCTGATTGGAAAGCTGACTTATTTAAACAAAAAAAAGATATAATAATAATCATAAAACAGTATCAAAAAATAGGCATAGACTCTGAAGGTTGGGTAGAACGGGGTAGGCTTTCAATAAATAACTATATTAAAAAAAGAAATGCTTTAACTGGTGTTAAGAAAGCATTTAGAAAAATTATTGCTAGCAGGTAAAAATGATGAGAGGAAATAATATGAAAGAAACTGAAATGACAAGTGAACTAGAAATAAGTAGGCTTGAAGCTAAATTAGATAAAAATTTAGAAATTATTAACGAAAGACTGGATGTTGTTTTTAAAAATCTAGAACTTACTCGTAGTAGTCTTATTGTGCATTTAGACGCAATTAAAGGATTAAGAAATATGTTTACAAATATTACTAGGAAGTCTGATTCTACGGAAAAAATAGTATGAATAACGAACCAATTCTCTATATACTAGCTATAATTTTACTGCTTATTATTTATATACTGCACACTCTTTATGATATAACTGTGTGTAAGTTTAAATCTGATAAAGAGATAGTAGATATTATAATAAAACATTTAGAAGCACATGATGACTTTTTAAGAAATAAAAAATGAAACATTTTTGTTCGTTTCAAATAGCTAAAACAGATGATAAGCACTACGTTCTATATTATAAAACTATGCATTCTTCGGAAGAAATAGTTGAAGTTTATAATTCTAAACAATTTAGAGAGCTTTCTAATAGAATTACTTCTATATTATTTGATTGTAATGAAGACGAAGAGACCCCTCCAAATGAATGACAAAAAAAGTAGTATTGAACCAGTTTTTTATGTAAATGATAAAAAACAAGATACTTATTCTAAATGGGTAATATGCGATAATTGCGGTCATTATCATGTGGCTACTTACAAAAAAAGAATATTGGAAGTTAACCAAACAATTATTTGTAAAAGATGTGAAGTACCGTTAGGTAGTGTTACTAAACTTGTAAAGGACTGAGATGCCTAAATTTTCAAAAGTCCTTTGGTCTAAAAAATCTGATGAGTGGGAAACACCTCAAAAATTATTTGATGAATTAAATGAGGAATTTCATTTTACATTAGATTCTTGTGCGACTGCTAAAAATGCAAAATGTATGAAATTTTATACTAAAAGAGATAATGGATTAGAACAGGATTGGGTAAGTCAGAATGTTTTTATGAACCCACCTTATAGTGAAATATATAATTGGGTAGAAAAAGCCTATAATACTAATCTAAATCACACCTATGCTATAACTGTAGCACTACTTCCAGCTCGTACTGATACTAAATGGTTTCATGAATTTTGTTATAAAAATTCTAATTGCGAAATACGTTTTATAAAAGGTAGACTTAAGTTTAATGGTGCTAAAAATTCAGCACCTTTTCCTTCAATGATTTGTATTTTTAGGTAAAATTTATGCCAGAATTTATACGTTATTATATACCAAATATTTTTGTCGACAAAAAAGCAAATTGTGAAATAAAAGATGCTTTTATATCTGCTCTTGGTGCAACTGCTAATCAATTATTAGTAGCTGGTATTCCTGGTAAAAAATTAGTGATTTTATCGGGATGTGTATCAAGTAGTGGTATTGTAACAGCGATAACATTTAAAAGTGACAGTGGAGCTAATGCTGTAATTAAGAGAGCTTATTGGACACCTTTGAATACAGGTGGTGGGCAACTAGGTGGTGTTACTGAAATGTATTTTAATCCGACTGGAATCTTTAGATGTGATGCTGGTAAAGGTTTATTTATTGATAATTCTGCTGCTGTACTTGCACAAGTGGCGGTAAGTTATATTGAAGTGAATGTTTAAAAAAGGAAATTTATGTTAAAGAAAATATTATTAAGTTTATTACTTACTAATTTATCTTATGCGGCTGATGTAACTGTATCTGGAGCAGATGATGCGAGTTCTTATACTATAGAAGGTGGCTTAGGCTTTACTGATACGGATGGAGCTATTATTCAAATATTTGGTAATACTCATGCTACTCAACCAGGTCGAGCAGCACTTTTAACTGGGACAGCTAGCTATATGTCTATTGGTACACGTGGCCCAAATTCAATTTTCTTTTTCAATAATAATATAAATACTATGACCATGAAAAATAATGGTAAAGTAGAATATTTAGGAGATTCAACAAATTTTAATACTCAAGATATTTCAATGACTGCTAATACTTCTAGAATAAAAATAGGAGGTGGTTCTGATTCTGATACTTCTACTGGTGGAAGATTATTACTTCACGGCATTGATCACACTTTAGCTTCAGGTCAAGCGGGGATAGATGCAGGAGATACAAATAATGTCGGCTCTATTGCTGGTGCTAGTGCTTATATTTATACACATAGTCAACAACGTGTTTATTTTGGTACAGATTCCATGGAAAGGTGGGCTATTTCTGGAGGTCTAGTTGGTGACGTTGGGGAGCTTTATCAAGAATCAATTAATGGAGATGATATAGTTTTTAATAAAAGTTCTACACAGGTAAGAAACACTGTGACAGAATCTCTAGCTGCAACTGGTGCGACTCAAGGAACTGCTTTAGCTTTACCATCTACTATAAATGAAATAACTACAGCTAGCGTCACAGATTTAGCTCTTAAACTTCCAATAGCTGAGCGCGGTAAACAAATTACAATTATAAATAGTACTAGTACTGTTTTAACTGTGTTTCCAGATACAGGAGATCAAATTGCACCTAAAGCAGTAAATATAGGTCAGCCTATGCATAGTAATATAAATATGGTTTTTTTAGCTTTAAGTGACTCAAAATGGATAATATTAAATGCTTGGTAAAGTAACTATAGAAGAAGATCCTAATTTAAAATTAAAACAAAAAATTCATAATTTATTTTCTAAGTTTAATAAAAGAAAATTTAATAAAAGAAGATTCAACTTAGTAAAAAGAATAAATGGCTTATTAAATAAAATAAAAGAATTAGAACCTGATTATTACAATAAAATGTGTGATAAAATAAAGGAGTTACTAAAATGAAAGATACTAATATAGATGGATTTAGAGAAGGCTTTTATACGGCTAAACTTGCTATAATAATACTACTTAGTAAATTCTTTTTTGAAAGTAAAAGTAATACCTTTAGAGGGCTATCTACTGTAATTAAAATAAAACAGTTTGATATCAATGATCTATTTAGATTAATTGAAGCCCTAGAATTAGAAGTATTTGATTTTGATTTAGATAATCAAATAATACATTAATTAGCTTGCTATCAATCTGATTGAGTGCTATAAAAACTATATGAAAGAGGATAGAGCTGTTTTAATTAGTTGTGTTATAATTGTAGCTATTTATATTATAGTACAAGCTTTAATTGTTTTTATATTTACTAGGTGACTTTTATGAAAAAATTAATTTTTATATTTTTTTTATTATTTGTTTCTTGTGGTGATACTAGCACATCTGTATCAGTAGATACTGATCAACAGCAAGGAGATGATTCACATGATACTGATAATTGTAATATCTGTAATACTTCTCAAGATTGTGCTGATTTAGGTTGTTTTGATAGTGATAAAACAGAAGAAAGTACAGAAGAAAATTCTTTATAATAAAATTTTATGTATAAATTTTTAAGCTATTTATTAATAGTAATATATTTTTTTAACTTAAATCCAGCCGAAGCTCTCTTATCACTTAAAGAAAGAACGTTTTATGTAAAATTTATAGTAGCTGACTATGCTATAAATAAATTTATTCTTAAAGAATCATTTAAATTAGCTAAAGTAAAATTTAGAAAAATAGGAGTTATTATAAAACTCAGAAAAATTTATTATGTTAAAGATTTTACAAGTTCTTTACGTGCACCAGAATATTTTTATACTAGGTTTTACAAATGGATAAATGCATATAAAAATAAAAGAGTAAAAAGAAAAACTTTTACAATGTTTATTGTAACTCCTATTGTAAATGAATTTGGTGGTAATCTTTATGGTGGACTTGGGTACGTTTGTGGAGAAGTAGGTCATAATTTTAGCATGATTCATGCTCATTATAATATTTATAGAGTAGCTTTAGTTATGGCGCACGAACTTGGACATAATTTAGGAGCTATACATGATGATTATATTATTCCTAGTGTTATGAATAGTAATGCAAGCTTTACCTGCGCTCCTAATTACAACTGCGACTTTAGTTTAGAGAGTAAAAAAGATATTAAGTATTGGCTAAGATTTGAAAAAAGAGAAGGAGAAATCTAGTGGAATATATTAGTTGTTTCCAAACTACGGGTTCAACTGGAACTTTTTATTATGGCAATGATAATTGTTATTTATATTATTGGAATGGCTATTTTTGGGTCGGTAGAAAGTTATGAACGATGATTCAATAAAAAAAATATTACAAGATGGACTAGATAATCCAAACACTATAGCGATAAAAAGTCTAAGTATAATATATCTCGATAAATCATCGAAGCCTTATACTGAACTATTAGATGGTATACAAATTGAATGTGAAATAGAAGGCGAACAAAGGTTAACTGCTTATTCGATCATAAAACTAACAATGAGTCAACTTATAGAAGCTGTAAGAAGGTCTCACGAGCTAGGTCTTCATAATAAAAATAAAGAATTTAGAGAAAAAATTAGATACGAGCATGAAAGAAAGAAAAATAATTTAAAAAATTTAGAAAAAATAAAATATTTTTCTACAGGGAGTGAGGTTTGATTAAGCAAATAATAGAGGAAATATGAAAAAGAAAATAAAAATTAAAGAGCGTATAACGAGTAGTGAGGAGTTATTAAAAAAGATTATGAAATCTAAAAGAGCTTTAGTTTTTGACTATACTTACGAACATGGAGATTTAATTATACTAATCTATTCGTACGATATTAAAGGGATTGCTTTTGCAAAAATCTCGATCAAAGAGTTGATCGAACGTAGGAAAAATCTTAAAGGCATTGGTAAGAAATTTAAAAAACTAATTAAATAAGGGAATATAAGGAAAAAATGACAACTAAGACAATATCAGAATTAGGTGAGGAATACCGCAATTTTAATCAACCAGCACAGGGACGAACTTATATAACAACCGATAATACTGAAACGCTAGAAGAAAAAGCTGAAAAATATTTAGAATATAATTCTTGCGA